CGGGAAAACAGTTCCGTGGTAGCTCGGGAAAACAGTTCCGTGGAAGCTCGGGAAAACAGTTCCGTGGTAGCTCGGGAAAACAGTTCCGTGGTAGCTCGGGAAAACAGTTCCGTGGAAGCTCGGGGAAACAGTTCCGTGGAAGCTCGGGGAAACAGTTCCGTGGTAGCCGACGGCAATACACAGGTTGTTGACCGGTTGCTAGGCGGCAGAATTGAAATAACAGGCAATGCAAGGATTGTATATATGCCTAAAACAATCGAGGATTTCATGACCTTCTACGGAATCAAACACGATAAGAAAAAAGCTACATTCTATAAAGCTGTTAGAAGCAAGGCCGGAAAGTATGTCGCAGATTATAAAAATTCTTTTGAATACAAAATCGGCGAAACGGTAGAAGAAGTTTGCGATACCGATACGCGGGAAGATTGCGGATATGGCATACATATAGCACATTTGGCCTGGTGCCTGGATTTCGGAAGAGACTGGGACGATTTAGCCATCCTGGAAGTAGAAACGGATATTGAAAAAATCGTCTTACCGGATGATACGAGTGGTAAGGTACGTACGAGTAAGGTTAAGGTAATTCGGGAAATCCCTTTGGAAGAATGCGGAGTTTACGGCAAGATACTTGCAAAGAGGCGTAAAAATGAAAATTAAAAGGCCCAGGATACGGCAATATCCAAAGGCCACAGTCTAAAACATATCATGTGTAGTATACACGGAAAGAGGCGAATTGTCAAATGTATAATTTTTTAATAGGTGTTAAGCGTCCTGCAAATACAGGAGAGTGGATAATGATAAACAATGCACATCCAGAGCCTTGTCTTGGGCAAACATACAAAAATGGAGATATATTTTACGTTCTAAATGCAGAAAAATACGAGGGTGGGGACGTTATAATCGAAGGAGTGAGAAATTATATTTCCTTTGAAGAGTACGTCGTGCTTGAAAATTACCGGCCCGCAGCAAAGAAGCTTTCTGATTATACATCTCTCGAACTGGCTGCCGAACTGATACGGAGGTACGACAATGCAAACACCTGACAATTATGCAGCCCTCGAAGCCTATGAATCCGCGCAGGAGCGTATGGAACGCAGACATAGGCGGCAGGAGATTGAAGAGGAAATAGAGCCGGAAGACTTGCCATTTTATGAGGAGGTAGTGTAATGGAACAAACACAATTAATCGAGATACATAAGAAGCTGGACGCTAGTCTTGAAAAACAGACCGCCGCATTGCCGCAAGGATTTAATAAAGCAAGGTTTTTGCAAAACTGCATGACAGTAATACAAGAAAATGATTTCGCCAAATGCGAAGCCGGAACAGTTGTTAGAACTCTTTTAAAAGGGGCCTTCCTTGGATTGGACTTCTTTAACAGGGAGTGCTATGCGATACCATACGGAAACAGGGTTCAATTTCAGACTGATTATAAGGGTGAAATTAAACTATGCAAGAAGTATTCTATCAATCCGGTAAAAGATATTTATGCAAAAGTGGTGCGGGAAGGCGATTTTTTTGAGGAGGAAATCAAAGAAGGACAACAATGTATAAATTTCAGACCCATGCAATTCAACAACGGGAAAATAATCGGAACATTTGCTGTGTGTCTGTTTAAAGATGGTTCAATGATATATGACACCATGAGTACAGAAGAAATTGAAAAAACTAGAAAGAACTTTTCCAAGCAGCCAAACGGTCAGGCCTGGGATAAATCTACCGGTGAAATGTATAAAAAAACGGTTCTGAGGCGGCTATGTAAACTTATAGAACTCGATTTTGAATCACTGGAACAGAAAAAAACATTTGAAGAGGTTTCAGATTTTGAGGTTAAGCAGCCCGAAAAAGAAGAACCTATAGACGCGTTTGCTCAGGAGGTGGAAGATGTTTCCGCTGAACAATGATAATTATTATTCCACGGGTGCCAATTTAGAATATATGAGTGTATCACAATTCAAAGATTTCGCTGGTACATACGGCAAACTAGGATGTGAAGCATGTGCACTAGCAAAGATAAAGGGTGAATGGCAAGAAGAAAAAACAACTCCTTTATTAGTGGGTGGATATGTAGACGCGTACTTTGAAGGCACAATAGGTGAATATGCCGCAAATAACCCCGAAATCTTTACAAAGGGTAGTGCTAATAGGGCCCCCGAATTAAAAGCTCCATATAGGCAAGCAGAGCTTATTATTGAGTATTCTAAAGAACCTCGCAATAAAAAATGGAACGACTATATGTCTGGAGAAAAACAAATAATTATGACCGGTGAATTATTCGGTGCTACCTGGAAGATAAAAATGGATAGCTATATACCGGGCGTATGCATAACGGATTTAAAAGTAATACAAAGCATCTATGAGGTTAAATGGGCCAAGGACGCGGGATATGTAGATTTTATAAAATTATGGAATTATGACATACAGGGAGCAATATACCAAAAGGTTGTCGAGTTGAACACCGGTAAAAAGCTACCGTTTTATATTGCTGCAGTAACTAAATCAGACCACCCGCAATTTAGGGTAATCCATATACCGCAAATCTGGCTTGATGATGCATTATCTATAGTAGAATACAATTTATCGCGAATATTGAGAATTAAAGCCGGAGAAGCGGAGCCTGATAGGTGTGAACGGTGCAACTACTGCAATGATACATATGTAATTGAAAGTCCAATTAGTGCAACAGATTTGGTAGGTGATATAGGCTGAAAAAACTACTTAGTGTGTTAACTGATGATTTAGAACACTGCTACATATGTGGTAGCTATAACGTTGCTATACACCATATATTTGGCGGTAGCAACCGCAAATTATCTGAAAAATACGGATTTATAGTTCCGCTCGAACCAAGATGGCACAACATGAGCAAGGATGGTGTTCATTTTAACCGTGAGTTAGACTTGAAATTTAAACGCATGGCACAGACTTACTATGAAGAAAATATTGGAACACGCGCAGATTTCATAATTGAATTTGGTAAGTCTTGGCTATAGAAACTATTGACAATCCTTATAATGCATAAGGTCTGTATAACATATCACAAGATGCAACGGACCTCGTATCCGGGTGGTAGGCAGCCGCCCGGAGGAAAGGAGAATGATGGGTAAATTATTTGTTGTCCCAGGGCAACCGCAGGGAAAGGCCAGGGCAAGAACAACAAACTTCGGCTCATATACACCGGAAAAAACTGTGTTGTATGAGAATTACATAAAAATGTGTTATCAGCAGCAGTTTAAAGAATGCACGGATAAGCCTATAGAAATTTCCATAACCGCCTGTTTTGAGCCTGTTAAGAGCGTATCTAAAGCACAGCGCCTGGCAATGCTAAATAACTTAATACCACCCACAAAAAAGCCAGACATAGACAATATAGCCAAGGTGGTTTTAGATGCTTTAAACGGAATTGCTTACAAAGACGATAAGCAGGTAATAAAACTAAATGTATATAAAAAATATTTCGGTAGAGCGGAGCTTATTGTCTTTATCAATGAGGCGGGTGATTAGATGGCACAAAAAAGAATGTTCACAATGAATATAGTTGACAGTGACGCGTTTTTAGATATGCCTTTAAGTACTCAATGCCTTTATTTTCACCTAAACATGAGAGCGGATGATGATGGATTTATTGGAAATCCCAAAAGGATACAAAAGCTTATAGGAGCAAGCGAAGATGATTTAAAACTCCTGATTGCAAAGAGATTTATCCTTGTATTTGAAGATGGTGTAATTGTTATAAAGCATTGGAGAATGCACAATACGATAAGGTCTGACAGGTATAACGCCACGCAATATCAGGATGAATTATCAATGCTAAAGGTAAAGAATAACAAGTCCTATTCTTTGACATCTGGAAACCAACTGGCAACCGCTGGTAACCAAAATGTTTCCACAGGTTTAGGTTTAGATATAGATATAGATATAGAATTAGATAAAGATAAAGAAAAAGATAAAGATAAAAACAATAAGGCTGCCGACATAAAATATTTTCCCCTTGATGATAAGCTTAACAAAACCTTTCTTGATTTTATTAATATGCGCAAGTCTATAAAAGCAAAAATGACAGACAGGGCTATAGAACTAATGATAAAGAAAATAGAAAAATTAGACAGTGATACCGCTGTGGCAATGATGGAGCAATCTATAATGAACGGATGGAAAGATATATACCCTGTTAAAGATGAACATAAAACAAAAAGTAGGGCGCAACAAGCACAAGACGATTTTATTAACAATGCAAAGGAGTGGTTAAGTGAGCAATGAGGAATTTTTGACGATAGCTGCAACTCTTAGAGCAGCATATCCGAGTAATAATTTTCTTACAACAAAGGATTCTATAGCGATATGGTGCGAGATGCTAAAAGATTTGGATTTCGAAACATGTAAAAGTGCATCTATGGAATACATAGGCTCAAGTAAATTCCCTCCTACTATTGCTGATATACGCGAAAAATGTACTACGTATTCGAGTTTACCAATCAAGGATTACGGGGAAGCCTGGGGAAGTGTTATAAGGGCTATAAGGAAGTATGGATACATGGAAGAACAACAGGCCCTTAATAGTTTGGACGATATAACGAGGAAATGCGTAAAAAGGTTAGGGTTCCAGAATATATGCCACGACGAAGATGAATCGGCCATGAGGGCTAATTTCCGAATGATATACGAAACAGAGGCCAGCAGGACGCGGCAGGAAAACCAGATACCTTTGCAGTTGAGGCAGAATAAACAACAGGTCATTAAACAGCTCATTGAAAATACAATATTGCAAATTGAAAAACAAGAGGAACCCGAGAAGGAAATTAAAACGGCAAACATGGATAAGGTTACGGAGATGCTAAACAAATTAAGGAGGTAAAATTTATGAGCGATTATTTATACGACATATATAACAGAGATGGAACCATTTTATTTGAAAATCTGGAAGTAAATGAAGCGATAGAAAAAACTGGATTGAGTTTTCCAACGTTAAGGTACAAGGCGCTAAATCCAGATAACAAAGAGGACATAAAAGTAACTAGAAAGATTATTCCAAAGACCAAAACGCAAGCATCTATTAAAACCGCTTTTCCAATCGCCTTAGTAAGGGAATGGGATAATGTACACAAGGCGGCTCAGATGATAAAGAACGGAACAGGAAAAAGAAAACGGGTATGCATAAACGGGGAATACGTACTTAGGACGGTGCCGGTATAAGGGGCGAGAAAGGGAAGGGTGATGTAAGTGCCAGCAAAAAAACAGTCAAGGAGCCGGAAGTAAAAATTTGCAGTTATTGCGGAAAAGAAATACTTGGTTCGTATGAGCATATCAAAACTAAAAGAAAATCAGAATTATTTATTTGTAAAAATTGTGTTGCAAGAACCATAAAATCCAGCAGATGAATGGTTAGGATAACCGGGAAGGAAAAAGAAAAATGTATGTAATCAACAGAGATGGAAAAATGAGTTACGCAGACATTATGGTGGGCGTGAGCGATGGAATGACAATAGAAGCATCTTGGGTAGTTAGATTAATAGGTCACGACGGTTTAAGAAAGATTGTAGTCGGAGAGGAACCTTTTGAAACAGAACCAAACGACGGGCAGATAATGTATTGTTTAGCAAAGTATCTAACAGCCGACTTTGCAGTGGTGGAAAAGATTTATAAACTTGATAACCATGATTTACCGTTTGAATAGGAGAAAGAGGAATGAGCGATTTAATAAGCCGCAAGGCACTGTTAAAAAGGGTTATTGAAGCTAATCCAATGGGAGGAATGATAGGCAGTAAGTTTATAGAGGACTTGATAAAAAATGCACCTACCGCCTATGATGTGGATAAGGTTGTGGCGCAGTTAGAAGGCCTAAAGGCAGACCGTGAAAGCGAATTGCATACAGCAGAAATAAGGCAAGAAGGGTACATGTTGCAAAAGTGTTTTTCGGAAGCGGCCAGGGCATACGGAAAGTCAATAAAAATTGTAAAAGGTGGTGGTGTTGATGAAAGCATATCAGTGCAGCAAATGTAAACACCTTTATGATAATGATTTTATTTGTACTTGTCAGGTTGGCATTGACCCAAGGCCTAATCAAAGGGTTAAGGGAAATGCAAAATTGTGCAGAAAGAATTTTGAGCCTCTGGAACCAAAGAAGCAATGGCATGAAGAGTTTTATTGGGAAAGGAGTTGAAGGAATGAACGAGATAGAATTACTAAAAACACTATATAAAACAAGCTACAAAATAATAGTAGATGGGAGAATAGTAGATGAATTTATTGATATGGCCAACCCAGTAAACAAAGCGCTAAACACTGCCATATCTGCCCTCGAAGCACAGCAGTGGGATAGGTGGATACCGGTATCGCAAAGGTTGCCGAATGAAGAAGAATGCAATACATATCCGGTTGAACATCCGTTACACGGGAAATTTATTTGCACAATAAAAATAGGAGAATACGAACCACAAACAAGAGAATTATACTTTTCTAAAGTATCTGGGTGGAACTACGGGCCGGAAAATTATAACAGGCATGTGATAGCCTGGATGCCATTGCCGGAACCCTGGAAGGAGGAACAGAAATGAAACCGATACTGTTCAACACCGAAATGGTAAAAGCAATATTAGACGGGAGAAAGACGGTTACCAGGAGAAATCCTTTTAAGTTTGAAATGAAAGAGGGATATAACCCCGAATGGACCGGATACTCCTTAGGGGAATATTTTACCGGACGAATTGAAACAGGCGTATGCCTGTATTCAAGGGGCGCGCATGATGCATGGGGAGTAAGGAGTAATGCCGTAAAACCTAAATACCTACCAGGAGATATCCTTTATGTAAGGGAAACATGGGGAATTGAAACCGTATACGGAAAATGCGGTACATTTGGATTTGATGCAGTTTACAAAGCTGATAAAAAAATCGTTCCAGTTATTATTAAAGATTGGGATAGATATATTGAAATCGGAAAATTCTTTGATAAAACAGGATGGCAGCCATCATTGTTTATGCCGAAAGAAGCCGCCAGAATCTACCTCCGGGTTACAGGGGTTAGGGTGGAGAGATTACAGGATATGGAAAACCCGGATGATAGCAATTACAAATCAGAAGGAGTAAAAGATAAACATGATTTTATCCGGATATGGGATAGTACAGTAGGCGATATAGAAAAATTGGGTTGGTACGCAAATCCCTGGGCATGGGTAATAGAATTCGAACGGATAAGTAAGGAGGATATATGCAGAGAGAAATTAAGTATAGGGCATGGGATATAGATAAAAAGAAAATGGTTTCACCCGAGATATTGCAACTTCTATTTTTAAAGATTCAGTTATTAGCAGGCGTACCAGATAAATTTGTGTGTGAAAACGGATTATATTTTCCGTTTGGCGGGGATATATACATGCAGTATACCGGGCTTAGGGATAAGAACGGTAAAGAAATATACGAAGGGGATATTGCCAATTGTCCCAAGCGTGGAGCGGCGTTTTACAATTGCATAGTTGTTTACAATACTAAAAATGCAAGATTTGATGTAGTTGCCGCTGGATGCTCTTTTCCCATGACATTAGACGCGTACGAGGGAGATATCAGCATCGATGGGGTTGATTATGAGGTTGTCAGCAGCATCTATGATAGTTCAGAACTATTACAGGAGGTATCCAATGAATAAGGAAAAACTAATAAAGTATATAGAAACACGGAGGAGTCTAAATAAAGAGCAGATGCTATCCTGCACCGAAGCAACCGCAAGAGCGCAATTTATAGGCCATCACAGGGAGTGCGAAATACTAAAAGACTTTATCCAGTCAGAGCCGGAAGAAACCTGCTACAGTGCGCACGACTGTGAAATGAAAGAGGATAATAAATGCGCTCTATTTGGACCATGCCCGCGCCAGAAAAAAGAAAACAAAACAAGTGACTGCATGGGCTGTCATGAAATCAATGAATACCAGGATATATACAATCAAGAGGCATATCCCAATAAGCAATATGCAAGAATATCCATTGTTGGAATGCATAACGGGAAAGAAAAAGGTGAGACAACAGGTAAAAAGATTCCTCTTAATTTCTGTCCCAAGTGTGGCAGAAAGATAAAGGCAGGTGAATGATATGCTGTGAATAAAATTAAATTGCATTTGCATGTGGGTATAGTTACAGCAAATATTTTAATTGAAAAGTTGCGTGATGAAGGATACTTAATTTAGTATTTAGGAAGGTAAGCGGGAGGAACCGAAATGTTAAAAATGAGTCTTGAAGAATACTTGGGGGAACGTGGTCTATTATCTCCGATATCGGATTACATGCTTGACAAACTCAGGCATCCACACGGACTTACAGCAAGACAAAGAAAGAAGCTGGAAAAGGATAATATGAAGTATGCGAAAGAATATTCCGAAAAAAGAAATATGGCAATTGCCGAATACAACAATCTGGTTAATAAGGGTGAAATCATCCCGAAGACTAGATTGGAAAAGATTATCGATACAGCAAAACATGGACACCTAGATAACGAATCTACCAAAGCTGCTATAAAGATACTTGAAAAGCGTGGAATAGTGTTCGAAAGGCAATAAAGATAAATTTACTAAACTAAAATTATCCCTGCTGGCAGCAGGATATAAACACATGGATAAGGAGGATTCAAGATGAAACAAGCAAACATAGATAAAATAATAACAAAGATTATTGTTTCTTCTCGTCCTCTAATATCCATGCGTGACTGTCAAAGAAATAAGTAAGATAACCCACAGTAAGGTAATGATATAGCACATAAGTAACCCTAAAATAATAATGGTCTACATAACGATTGCAATAAGTGACCTCAAATAATTTTATAGGAGTAGCGTCTATCTGGATATAAATGGGCAATATTTCCCCTTGCTTGTTAAAGGATGCTATAACGGATACGGGTTTAGATTCAGGCATGGCGCAACTCCTATGGTTTTTAAATATTATACGAACAAATGTTTTTAATAGCAACTGTAAATATTTGAAAGGAGCCAAAATGTTAATAGAATCCGAAGAATTAAAAAGGCTTATAGATAAAGAAATATACACAAGGCCAAGGACGGACAGTGCAAGAGCCCGAAATGCCGACATTGATTTCGGCTATATGTTTGGTGCGGAAATGGCAAAAGATAAAATACTTCTACTAGAAAAAGAGGCAGAAAAAAGCAAGACAGACCCATTAGAAGAAAAATTGAAAAAAATAATCGTCGAGGAGGAACGGAGGATAAAAGATGCCAAAGGATAAAATAATAAAAAGATATGCTGTAGGCCAGGTAATAAATTTAAGACAACGGGATAAAGACGGAAATATAATAAAGCGGTTTAAGGTTAAGGTAATAGAGTTCTATCGACATTTTATATTGACCGAACGGAGAGGGATTAAAGAGTGTTTTACGTATTGGGATTTTGAACGGCTGACACATTATGAGAAAAGAGAAAAAATAGCATGATAACATGGCAATTCTGGGTGTTGATGATAGTTATAGTGACTTGCGCTGAAAAGATTGCTGATGCAATAAAAAGCGGGAAAAGGGAGTGATGAAGCTTGCCAAACAGAAGGGCATTAAAGTTAGATGATTATGGGATATCGAGTAAAAGGTATAAGGAGCTATGCGGTTTCTGTGAACAGTATACAGAATGGAAAGACGAATTAGAGTTTAAGAAAGATACTCTTAAGAGTAAAAACATAACAGACATGCCATTACCTACGTCAGGAGAGGATGCAACGCAAGTATTAGCAATCAGAAGAACTGATTTAGAGGGAAAGTGCAAGGTCATAGAAGCTACGGCAAAACAGGCCGATAAATATTTGGCACCGTATATAATAAAATCCGTTACAGAAGAAGCGCCATATTGGTATCTAAGAGATGTGATGGGAATGCCTAGGTGCAGAGATGATTTTTACGCAGCGCGAAGATATTTTTTCTTTTTGCTAGATAAAAATAAAAGATGAGTACCGCAAGGACGTGAAAACGTGTTATTATTATATTGTGAATAGATGTCATAGAACACCTATAACATTTATGAACCTCCTTAACGTTAACGGAATCGTATATCCGATACTGTATACCACGCAGGAAAAGTCAATCTCTTAACTGTTGCGAGGGTTACGAAAGGTTGATAGTGGTAAAAACGCAAAAAAAGAAGACCAGTTAGCTAGGCTAGTCTTCTTTTTTCTGATTAATACTTGCTTTTGTCTTTACTATTGTGCTTGATAGCTGAAATAACGATATATGTACTAATCCAGCACACAATAACGAAAATTTCAGTGTCACAAGAAGCAATAATTCCCTTTACGAGAGTAAAGAGTGGCTTATGAAAAACAGCCAAAAGAAACAAGTAAAAATCCCATGAATTAACAACCACATACGCATTCTTCATAGAATTACCTCATTTCGTAATTTATAAGTAGGACTTACTCATATAACGCATTGCATTATATAATGCCAATCTATGAAGATTGCGGTGTTAATCAGGGTTACATCAAAGGTATTAAAGGAGAATGCTTGTGATTGTTTGAATGCGAATAATTATAATTCGATATTTTGGTTATAAATAAAAATAATTATGGAACTAACCACCATAAAACTCATACCTACCATTCATTCGTTTTCCTCCTTAAAATATGATTTATGTAACACACTAAATATACCACTGAATGGAACATATGTCAATTAATGGATATAATACATGGCGCTTAGTACTGGAAACGGTATTGGGCGCTTTTCTAAATGCGAAAGAGGTGATTAGTTGCGCTGTATTAAAATAGACCTATCTGAACAATTACAGAACGTTGAAATACATACATTGGCCGACTTGCATATGGGTGATAAGCACTGTGATATTAGGCTGATACAGGAAAGAATACGGTATATACAAGAGACAGATAACGCATATGCCATACTGAACGGCGATTTAATGAACAATGCCACAAAAACATCAGTATCAGACAGCTATGCAGAAAAATTAACACCCATGCAGCAAATAGGCCAGGCGGTTGAACTTATGGCACCAATAAAAAATAAAATCCTCTCAATCCAAACCGGCAATCATGAAGCAAGGACATACAAAAAAGAGGGAATAGACCTTACCGAAATAATGGCTCGTGAACTGGGGTTAGGAGATAAGTTTTCTGATACAGCGTCATTGATTTTTATCAGGATGGGATGGAATGAAAAAAGGAAAAGAAAACAATGGTATACCATATTTGCTAACCATGGTTCCGGTGGAGGCAGAAAAGAAGGAGCCAAGGCTATAAGGCTGGCAGATATGGCAAGCATAGTTGATGCGGATATCTATATACATAGCCATACACACCTGCCCATGATTATGAAGCAGGGATTTTATAGGGTAGACACCAGTAACAGCAGTACAAACTTTGTAAATAAGCTATTTATAAATACGTCGGCAATGCTGAATTATGGAGGATATGGAGAAGTATTTGAGTTTAAGCCGTCAAGCAAAGATACGCCGGTTATTTATTTAAGCGGAACGACGAAATACTTTACGGCAAAGCTTTAGGAGGTATGGAAATGGAAAGAAAAGCCACAATTGAAATACTTCGGGAACTCTACCAGAAAAAGAGGGCACTCGAAGATGAAATAAATCGCTACAAAGAAAAACATGATTGGGAATTGCTGCAGGAAGACCTGGGCTTAGAATTTCCTGTGGGTAGCGGGTAACGCCTATGAAGATAATAAAGATAGTAGTGGACCATAAGCCAAATACCTGCTTACAGTGTCCGCTAAAACATGAACGCAATTGCGGTAAGCCAAGTTACATAAAAGAGGATACAAGCGGGGTTGCAGTTATTAAGGTGCCGGATAAGAGATGTTTACTAAGAGTATAAATGCAAGTAGGTGGTGATATGCCAAGGGCAAGGGACCCAAACAGAGATAGGGCATTCGAAATATATAAAAACAATAAGGGCAACATAGATTTGGTTGAGATTGCAAGTCAACTAAATGTGTCAGGGGGAACGGTAAGAGGTTGGAAGTCAAAAGATAAATGGGAACAACGGCTAAGCGGAACGCTCCGTAAAGGAACGGAACGCTCCAATAAAAAAAAATCTATTACAAGGTCTATTGATGACGGGACCAAGGAAACAATGTTAAATGAAAGCCTTACCCATGAGCAAAGGCTTTTTTGTATATATTATAGCAAATCATTTAATGCAGCACAGAGTTATCAAAAGGCTTATCAGTGCAGCTATGACAATGCATGTGCTCACGCATGGGAATTGTGGAAAAACGAGGAAGTCAAGAGAGAAGTACAAAAATTAAATGAATTAAAACGGCAACAAATAGCTGTAAGTGAATCGGATTTAATTGACTTGCATATGCGGATAGCTTTTTCAGATATAGGTGATTACTTAACATTCGGGCAAGAAGAAGTCCCTGTTATGGCAATGTACGGACCGGTGCAGATAAAGGATGAGGATACGGGAGAAAAAACAACATTAACAAAGACAGTAAACGTTGTAAGGGCTAACGAATCATCCAATGTTGATACACAAATAATTCAAGAGGTTAAGCGGGGCCGGGATGGATTTAGTATAAAGCTGGCCGATAAGCAGAAGTCTCTTGACTGGCTAGAAAGATTTTTCTTGATGAATCCTATGGACCGACATAAGATGGAATACGATAAACTTAAGCTCGAACCGGAACAAAAGAAAGCGGAACCGGAACAAAAACAAGAACCAATCAAATACAGCGGCATACCGGCTAATATGATAGCACCTGCATTTAGCAAGGTGCTATTTGACATAGAAAACAAAGAACATACCGAATATGTATTTCCTGGTGGACGCGGTTCCACCAAATCTTCATTTATCAGCGAGGAAGTTGTTGACCTGATAATGAAGAATGATAATACACATGCGTTGGTAATGCGTCAGGTAGCCGATACGTTGCGTACATCAGTATATGCGCAAGTTGTATGGGCTATTAATATGTTGGGCCTAGAAGATGAATTTAGCTGTACTGTAAGCCCTTTGGAAATCACACGCAAGAGCACAGGGCAAAAGATTTACTTCCGCGGTGCTGATGACCCAGGGAAAGTTAAATCAATTAAAGTTCCGTTTGGATATATTGCTGTATTATGGTTAGAGGAATTAGACCAATTCACGGGAGAAGATGCGGTTCGTAAGATTGAACAGTCTGTTATCCGTGGCGGTGAACTGGCTTACATATTTAAGTCATTCAATCCTCCCAAGAGTGCCCAGAACTGGGCAAACAAATATATCAAGATACCGAAAGCAACCAGACTAGTAACGCACAGTACATATCTGGACGTACCGGAAAAGTGGTTAGGAAAACCGTTCTTGGATGAAGCCGAATGGTTAAAGGAAATTAATCCTAACGCCTATGAAAATGAATACATGGGCGTTGCAAACGGCACAGGTGGAAATGTATTTGATAATGTTACTATTCGAACTATTACAGACGAAGAAATAGCAATATTCGATAGGCTGTACTTTGGCGTTGACTGGGGATGGTATCCTGACCCGTGGGCTTATGACAAAGTATATTACAATGCGGCACAGCATAGGCTTTATATTTTGGATGAGGATAGACGCAACAAGACTAAAAACGCCGAGACAGCACGGATACTGAAAGAGGAACATGGAGTAGGGCCAAATGATAAAGTTGTATGCGATAGCCAAGAACAAAAGTCGGTAAGCGATTATAAAGATTACGGATTGTTCGCAAGGGGAGCTATTAAAGGCCCAGGGAGCGTCGAATATTCCATGAAATGGTTAGCTTCTTTAATAGAAATAGTCATAGACAACAGCCGGACACCGCATACAGCAACGGAATTCCTGGATTATGAATACGAAAGAGATAAAGAAGGAAATGTCATTAGCGGTTATCCAGATAAGAACAACCATCACATAGACGCTATACGTTACGCCCTTGAAGAAATATGGAAAAGGAGGGGGCAATAATGCTGCAAAGACTAAGAGACTTTATAAGGCAGGTGTTAAATAAGATGTTTAATCGAAACACTTTAGAAAAAGAAATGCAGGTAGATATTGTTACCTCTGACAAAATGGCAAGGGCGATACAAATATGGACGGAGACATATGAAGACCGCGCTCCTTGGTTAAGCGAAACGGTTAAGAGTATGAATCTTGGAGCAACGGTAGCCAGTGAATATGCCAGATTAACCACATTAGAGTTAGTCTCCAAGGTAAAAGGTAATGAATACCTCAACGAGCAATATCAGGCCGTTATAGACAGTATACGTATATATACAGAGTATGCATGTGCCAAAGGTGGGCTTGTGTTTAAGCCCTATGTGTCAGGACAGAACATAGAAGTCGATTTGACGCAAGCTGATTGTTTCTTTCCTACTGCATACAATAGCAGGGGAGAGATAACAGGCGCTGTATTTGTGGATACTAAAACCATAGGGGAAACACTTTACACACGGTTAGAGTATCACAACCTCACACAAGAGGGATATTACATATCAAATAAAGCATATAAGACAAAGAATATTGAGGGTAATAACTCTATAGGGAATGAAATACCTCTAACAGATGTAAGCGATTGGGCCGAATTAGAACCAGAAGCCATGATACAGAACGTCGATAAGACAATGTTTTCCTACTTCAAGATACCGATTGCCAATACCATAGATTCTACTTCACCGTTGGGCGTGTCAGTCTATTCCAGGGCAACTAATGATTTTAAAGAAGCAGATAAACAGTATTCAAGATTATTATGGGAATTTGAAGGTTCTGAGCTGGCCGTTGATGCCAGTATAGATTGCTTCAAAAAAAGCGGTGTTGACGAATATGCGCTTCCAAGTGGAAAAGAAAGATTGTTCAGAATGTTGCAATATGAATCTTCTGAATACAAAAAACCATTTGAACTATTTTCCCCCAATATCCGTGATGAGTCGTTGCTAAATGGGCTTAACAGCCTACTAAAGCAAATTGAATACAAGTGTGGCTTGGCCTATGGAACTATCAGTGACCCACAACAGGTTGATAAAACAGCGGAAGAAATAAAAACCAGCAAACAAAGGTCTTATCAATCAGTAACCGACACACAGAAGTCATTGCAAAAAGCCCTAGAGCATTTAGTTTATTGCATGTCTGTTATAGGACAATTATCAGGCCTACCTACTGGCGGGAAACACGAAGTTACCTTTGAATGGGATGATAGCATTATTGTAGACGCAGAGAAAGAAAGAGAGCAGGACAGGAAAGATTTAGCCGCAGGAATTATTTCAAAGGCTGAATACCGCTCCAAGTGGAAAGGCGAAACATTAGAAAAAGCCGAAAAGAATCTGCCGGAAGTTGCAGACGTTGATATGTAGTCTGCATAAGAAAGGAGAACGGAATGTATCAAGCTATTTATAAATGCAAGTTATGCGGTATAAAAGAGACGGAAAACATAGCGGATTCAGATATAGACATAGAAAAGCACAAATATCCACTCTGTGCTGCATTAAAGTATCATCATTGTGAAGATAATAATTTGGGTGTAATAGAGCTGGTGGGGATAAAGAAAAAACCTAAAACACAAACACCCGTTTAAGGATGTGATTAAATGCTTACACCCGCCGAACTAGAACGAATCCCGGTAGAAATACAGAAACTAATAATAAATTTATCAATGCGAACCATGGAAGATGTAGTTGACCGAATCAATACGATTAACAGCATATCCCGGACGGCAGATTACGAGATTTATCAGTTGGGCCGGATGGGGCTTTCAAGTGTTACCATAAGAAAAGCTATTCAGACAACATTACAGAAAACAGATGTCGAAATAGATAAAATCTATGACGAAATTATCAAGGAGGGGTACGCAAGGGATGAAAACCTTTACAATGCAACCGGTAAGCCGTTCACTCGATATGAAGACAATAAGCCTATACAGCAGCTCATAGAGGCGGTAAAACGGCAGACAAGGGATGATATAGCCAACATCACGCAAACAACGGCATTCAGGCTTGAATCGGGCGGTAGCGTTATATATCAGACTTCGGCAGAATTCCTCAAGGAAAAACTCGATAAATCGGTAATGGATATAACTTCTGGTGTCTTTGATTATAACAGCACGATAAAGAAAACGATTCATGAAATGACTAAATCCGGCGTTAGAACAGTGGAGTATGAAGGGGGATGGCATAATCGGATAGAAGTAGCCGCCAGACGCGCAGTTATGACCGGGGTTACACAGGTCACTAACCAGATAAACGAGATGAATGCGGAAACCCTTGAAACAGATTACTTTGAAGTTAGCTGGCACGCTACTGCAAGGCCGACGCATCAAGTGTGGCAAGGCAGAGTATACAGCCGGGAAGAGCTTGAAACGATATGCGGGCTTGGGTCTGTAGCCGGTTTAAGTGGTGCTAATTGCTATCATTCGTATTATCCGTTTATTCCGGGTATATCAAAGCGCACATACACTGATGAAGAACTGGACAAAATGAACGCCAAGGAAAATGAAAAAAAGAAGTATAAGGGAAAAGAATATACTACATACGAAGCCACGCAGCGCCAACGGCAGCTTGAAGCTGTAATGCGCAAGCTAAGAGAAGATATCAGCCTAGGAAAGACTGCTGAACTGCCAGAAGATACAATAACAATAGACAAAATATTATATCGAGGAGCCATGCAGGAATATGTTAACTTTTCTAAACAAATGGGGTTACCGCAACAAAGAGAACGGATATATCAAGATGGACTAGGGAGGGTATAATGGCAAAAGCAATGTTAAATATATTAGGAACTGACTATACTATGGAAATAAAAAACTATAAAGATGATTCTGAATTTGAAAAAGCCGGAATTGACGGGTATTGTGATAGTGTAACGAAAGAAATAGTAGTATGCAATATGTCTACCTTCCCGGGGCTTGAAAATGAAACCAAGGAACGCAATAAACTAATGGAAAACTATACCATGCGGCATGAAATAATGCATGCGTTTCTAAATGAAAGCGGTTTGCAGGAGAGTTCTTATACATGTAAAAGAGGATGGGCTAAGAATGAAGAAATGATTGACTGGTTTGCCATTCAATCACCAAAGATATTTAAAGTATATCAGGAATTGGGAATTTTATAGTTTAATTAACAAAGACCGCAGAAGGTCTTATTTTTATGTCCGAAATGACGTTTAAACTAATCTTGTCTTGCAGGTAGACGTTTAAACACTGTATCGAAGTGGGAGGCACCACGATTAAAAACTTGCTCGATAGAAAGGAATCAGATGGAATTTTTAAAAGCAATTTTAGGGGATAAGTACACAGAGTTTGAAACTGCTATTAGCGCATACAACGCATTACCGGAAAACAAGGATAAGCAGGTTAAAATTGCTGACCTTGGCGGGGGCGGTTATGTGAGTATAGAAAAGTACAATAAGGCCGTTGCAGAACGTGATAATAACAAATCCCTGCTTGATACGGCTAATACTGCATTAGAGCAGTTTAAGGATGTTGACGTTACTCAGTTGCAAGGGGAAATCGTAAGGCTGCAAGGCGATTTAACCACAAAGGAAACCGAATTTAATACAAAGCTGGCAGAAATCGAATATACCGGCGCAGTACAGAAATATTTCGAAGGATTTAAATTCACTTCCGAGCTTGCAAAAAAGGCAGCAATGGAAGAGTTTAAAAAGAAAGAGCTTAAGCTTGAAAACGGTCAGTTCCTTGGTGGCGATGATTACATGAAACAGCTAAAAGAAGCAAACCCTACGGCCTTTGTACTGGATGATGACGGGGGAAAACCTCCTGTAATTGTGAAACCCACGAACACACATAAACCAGGCGATAAAATGACGCTTGCGGAGGCTATGAAGTATAAAAACGAGCATCCGGAAGTCGACATTAAAACATTAATTTAAGAAAGAAGGTAAAATAAATGCCGAGTGTATTTGATAGTAAAAATTTTAATCCCGAGGTTTTTAAGGCGTACGTCGAGAAGACACCAAACCTCAATAGAAATGAATTAATTAAATCTAAAGCTATACGTAATAGACAGGATATAGCAACAAAATTTACTGACCAGGTAGGCGGTAATTATGCTACTGTGCCTATTTTTGGCCGCATTGGTGGGGCAGCACAGAACTATAATGGCTCCACTGATATTACAGCAAATAAGTTTAAGACTTATACCCAGGGCCGTGTAGTTGTAGGCCGTGCAAACGCATGGGTAGAAACCGATTTCGGGTATGATATTACCGGCGGTACAGATTTTATGGCGCAGATTGCTGCACAGGTAGGCGATTATTGGGACGATATAGACCAGGCTACATTGTTGAGTGTCCTCAAGGGAATTTTCTCCATGTCGGGAGCAAAGAACCTTGAATTTGTCAACGGTCACACCTATGATGTATCGGAAAATACAGACGGAACCGGCGTGTTTAATGCCGTTACCTTAAATAATGCTATCCAAAAAGCATTGGGAGATAACAAGGCTAAATTCACTCTTGCAATAATGCATTCCGTTATCGCAACGCAATTAGAAAACCTGAATCTGCTTGAATATCTAAAGTATACAGATAACGACGGTATCGAAAGAGCGCTCCCGTTGGCAACGCTTAACGGAAAGCTCGTATTAGTTGATGATGCTATGCCAGTTGAGGCAGTTCCGGCAGATGGAGAGGCAGAAGCCTACACAAAATATACCACCTATGTATTAGGTGACGGGGCTATAGAGTATACAAATTGCGGCGCAAAGGTTCCGTACGAAACAGACAGGGACCCGGCTAAGAACGGCGGGCAGGATACACTATATGGTAGGCAAAGAAAGATATTCGCGCCTTATGGTATTTCTTATACTGATTCTGCTATATTGTCCCCTACGGATGCCAATCTTGAAACCGGTTCTAAATGGGCATTGGCAAATAGCAATGAAGGCGGTTCCTCTGAGTACTTCCCGCATAAAGCTATTCCGATTGCCAGGGTTATTACAAGAGGCTAAGAAAGGATAAGGGAATGGGATACATAGATTATACATACTATACAGAAACCTACAAAGGCAGTTCCATTCCCGAATCTGCCTTTGATAGAATTGCAAATAAGACACAAAACAAGCTTGACTATTTTACCTTTAACCGTATTGATGAAACGGCGGATTACATGGAAAGGGTAAAGATGTGCTGCTGTGAACTGGCAGAACAGATATATACAAAAGACACTACTAAGACAGGGAATGGAATAGCATCCGAAAAGGTATACGACTATTCAGTGTCTTACGTTAACCAAAGTGAAGCCGAGCAAATCTATAAAAGTAAGATTAATTCTATAATAGCTGAATGGCTTGGATTAACCGGGCTTTTGTATAGGGGGTTGTGCTAATGTACACAAATGCAGATTGTACTATTTACTATAGCCGAAACGGGCAGTATATCAGGCAAGCTATACAGGATATATTCTGGTCTGACACTAAACAGGCCAATGTATTAAAAACCGGATTGACTAACGCTGATTCTCTAAAGGTAATGATACCGGTATCTAGCGCTAATGATTTGGCCTTTACAGCCGGAAAAGACATTATCGTAAAAGGCATTAATGCATTTGAATTTGATAATACAAGTCAACAGACGATTTCGCAAAGCCTTACAGCCTTAAAAGCATTGACTACCGTGTTTACAATATCCAGTGCAGACGATAAGCGTTATGGTAGCCCTAATATGCATCACTGGGATTTATCATGTAGGTAGGTGACAATATGGGATTTAGCGGCCATTTAGATATAAAATCAATAGATGTTTTGGTAAAGGCAAGAGGACTAGAGCCGGGTGGTAAGGTACAAAAATATATAGACAGTGAAATGATAAGGGCTATGAATCCACTTACACCAAGACAAAACGGAATCTTAATCAACAGTGTAACCCTTGGAACTGTAATAGGTAGCGGTGAGTTAAACTATATAGACCCAAAGGCAAGATATCATTATTATGGCAAATTAATGGTTTCTCCAACAACCGGAAGTTCATACGCAAAAAGGGGAGAAAAAAAAGTGTTAACTGACAAGGATATGAATTATTTTGGCGCACCGCAAAGGGGCCCCTTCTGGTTTGAGAGAGCCAAGGCAGACAAAAAAGATGATATCCTCAACGGGGCCAGAAAGGTAGCAGGCGCAGGATGAATATAATCGAATTAGTAAAACAGGTGCTATCCACATTCCCGAGGATGTCCGAGTTAAACGGTGGAGTTGACATTGATTTTACGGAAAAAGAGCCGGGTAATTGTGGATTATACCCTACAGGTGACCATCTGCTTAAAGAGGATATTATCGGAAATCAGGATAGGCAACATGATTTCGTACTATATGCTAGGTTTCAGTCTTTTACTGACTACGATAGGATGGCAAATAGTACTTTTTTATTGGAGTTGACTTATTGGATTGAGAAAGCAGCTAAAAACCAAGAAATAGAAGTAACTATTGATGGTAAAACAGTAATCGGCAAACTAATAAAGCTAAGAAGCGCTAACGGCATGCTATACGGATATGAAAATGAAACTCTTAGCGGGCCGGTTACATATCAATTGCAAATTTACGCGGAATACCGCTTAGAAAGTGAGGATTAAGCATGGCAACAGGGGATAAATTAGAAAGAAAATATCTCATTCATTATATTGATTCCTCTTTCGGAGGAACACCAGCATACGAAAGAATCGGAAAAGACTTAGAGGAATACAATATTGAATTGAATCCTGATGTGGAAACCATAAAAAACATTTGGGGTGAAACCTCAAATACAGTAAAGGGATACGAGCCTTCCGGGTCCGTAGAAACATACTATGCCCGTGAAGGTGACGCACTGTTTACACAGCTTTCCGAAATCGTGAATGAACGGTCCACCGGAGCAAAATTAGAAACAACCGTTGTTGATATACTTGTAACGGGGGCCGGTGTAGTTGTTTGGGCTTACAGGGAAAATGTGCTTGTAGTTCCGCAGACAATGGGCGGTGACAATGGCGGCGTGCAAATTCCCTATGAAATTATGTACAACGGGGACCGTACAGCGGGTGAATGGGATAAAGAAACAAAGACCTTTACCCCCGCAGCAGATGAAGGCGAAGGGGAATAAAAGCAAGGGCGGCCACATAAGGCCGTCCCTTTTAAATGTAAAGGAGGGCTTCTAATGGCAAAGCTGACATTAAATACAGGTGTGAAAAATTATGAAATAGAAGACGAAAACGGTGTAATGCTAGGAACTATAAGTATTTATCCGAACGACTTTAACATTGCTAAACGCGCAAAAGAAGCACAGGCTAAGATAGCGGCTTATATTAATGAAGCCGAAAAGGTTGCTAATGAAGATGAAGACGCTGCAGTGGAGCAAATTACCGCACTGGATAACCAGATAAAGAAGCAACTTGATTATTTATTCAACTCAAATGTATCTGAAACAGTGTTTAAAGGCTTACATTGCCTTAATATCACACGAGGCGGTAAATACTTTATTGAAAGCTTTTTGGATATGATTATACCGGTTATCAACGCGGAAATGGATAAAGCAATTAAGAAGTCACAGCAACGCATAAACCAATACACGAGCCAGGTGATAGATGAATGATAGGGCAGTTACCAAGGCAATTAGAAGTTGACGGCAAAGTGTACGATATTAGAACAGATTACCGTAATTGCTTATTGATACTCGATTCAATGACCCTGAAAATACAATAGAAATAGCATACGATATAATGTTGAAAATTTTGTACAAGGAAATGCCGGAAAATGTCAACGAGGCAATAGAAAAGGCGATATGGTTCCTTAATTGCGGGGATACCATGCAGGATGATACACCATCTAAAAAGCCGTTGTTTAACTGGCAACAGGACGAACAAATGATTTTTTCTGCTGTAAATAATGTGGCGGGTCGAGAAGTAAGAACAGATAAATACATGCACTTTTAGACGTTTATAGGCCTTTTCCAAGGTATTGGGGAGGGTTTTTTTAGTGCAGTTTTATCTATCCGGCAAAAGCTTAATAAGGGAAAGACTTTGGATAAAGCGGAGAAGGAATTCTTAAAACAGAACGAAAGCATAGTCCTTCTAAAAGAAAAACGGTCAGAGGAAGAACAAGCGCAAATTGACCGCATTAACGAGATTTTCAGCTAGGGGTGATGGTTATGGCTGACGGAACACTAAAATTTGACACTAAACTGGATGATAGCGGGTTTGTCGAGGGCATAAAGAAAATATCCAGCAAGCAGATAGGATTGCAAAACTCCATTAAAAAGACACAGCAAGAGATAACAAGGCTCGAAAAAGCAATGTCTGACATGAAAACCGCCAAGCTCCCTACGCAGGAATACCAGGAGATACAGAAGCATATTAGCACCACAGAGAAAAAACTACAAGAATATCTTAATACAGAAAGGAAAATTAAGGATACCGGTGCCAAGCAAAGCGGTTCAGCGTGGAAAAACTTACAATGGAATATAGAAGAGGCAAGAGGAACTATAAGATACGCACAGGGGGAATTAAGGGAACTTGAAGCAACAGGCAAAGCGTTTACCGTTGGCGGGGATACCACTAAGCTAACAGATATGCAAAGCAAATACACTCTTCTAAGCGGAAAACTATCCGAGTATAAAGCTAAATTAGCGGAAGTTGTAGCGGCAGAAGGTCAGCAGGTTCCGTCCGGCTCCAGAGTATCACAAATGCTTGGCCTAATTGCCGATAGCGCAAACAGAGCCATATCAGCCTTGTCTAAGATAGCTGGAACCGTAGGAACAATAACAAGCGGGTTCGGGAGGTTGGCATCAGGAGTTGGTAAGGCGGCTGGTAAAGTAATTTCTACAATCCGTAATTTGGGCGGTGTATTTAACAGGGGGCAGAAAAGCGCTAACGGTTACAGCCGCAGTATTGGGAATGTACTAAGGTCTCTTGTTTTATACCGTGGACTGAGTAGAATATTCATGAATTTCACGCGTTATATATGGAACGTCTTAAAAACAAACAATCAATTGTCGGCCAGTTTAGCGCAAATTAAAGGAAACTTGCTTACAGCTTTTCAGCCTATCTTAGCGGCGGTAATGCCGGTCTTAAATACACTGGCACAGGTATTAGCAAAGGTAACCGGGTATTTAGCACAATTTACTTCTATGCTATTTGGGAAATCAGTAAAGGCAAGCCAAGCGGCAGCAAAATCCCAATATGAACAAGCCAAAGCACTCGAGGATACTTCAAAGGCCGCCAAGGATGCGAAAAAGCAACTATCCGTAATAGATGAATTAAACAATATAACGGATAACGATACATCCGGCGGGAGTGGTAGCTCCGGTACTGCCATTACTCCAAGCTTTGACACTATAGAAACATCAGGCGGGGTTTCAGATTTTGCAGAAAAGTTAAAGGCGGCATGGAGAACGGCAGATTTTACAGAAATCGGAACGATAGTGGCTAGTAAGATAAACAGTGCCCTGGAATCTATTAACTGGGATAAAATACAGGGGACTACGCAGAAAATAGCCCAATCTATTTATACATTTATTAATGGATTTGTTGAGGGATTGGACTGGAAACTTGTAGGAAACACAATAGGAAATGGTATAAATACCGCCGTAGACTTTGCCAACACTCTTTTAACGGGAATAGACTGGGATAAGCTAGGCGCGAGAATTGGAACGGGCCTGGATAGTGCAATAAAAACCATTAATTGGACTAATCTAGGCAACCTAGTGTCTAATGGACTAAACTCCGTAGCAACCTTTATTAATGGATTTTATAAATCCGTGGACTGGACGGGATTAGGCAGTAATTTAGCAACCGCTGCAAATACAGCAGTAAAAAATACTAATTGGTCTAACGTAGGTACGGCAATCGGTAACGCCTTAAATATGGCTATACGGACAGCCTATGGGTTTATTGTTACCTTTGATTGGAAACAGTTCGGCCAGGGTATTGCAGACGGTATAAACGGCATATTGACAACTACAGACTGGATTGCGTTAGTAAAAGGTGTATCTAACCTCGCAATAGGTTTATTGGATACAATATCTACCGCAATTAGGGAAATTGACTGGCAATTAGTAGGTAACACAATAGGCGATATGATTAGCAATATAGATTGGCTTGGAGTAGCGGGGGGAATAATTGACCTGTTAGTTGCCGCTTTTAATGGGTTTGTATCCCTTATATTCGGCATTGGTGAATCAATAGGAAGAAACATTGCAGAAGGCCTGGCAGATGGAATATCGCTTAGCGATATTATTAAAAATGCTGCAACTTGGGTTAATGACCACATATTTAAACCTATTATAGACAACATTAAAAAGCTATTCGGTATACATAGCCCTAGCACAGTACTAAGAGACATAGGTATAAACCTAATGCAGGGAATGATTAACGGCATTACATCCCTTGTAAATACTGTAAAAGATAAGTTCAAGACTCTTGTAACAAACATTAAGGGCTTTTTTACAGGAATACCAGACTGGTTCAAAGGCAAATTCAATGACGCATTAGCTAAGATTAAAAGCGTTTTTAGTGCGTCGGCTGTAATTAGCCATTTTTCGGGTATATGGACCAATATAAAATCCATATTTGGAAATGTTGCTACATGGTTTAGAGATACGTTTTCGGGGGCATGGCAAAAGGTTAAAGATGTATTTTCAACCGGCAGCAAAATATTTTCCGGTATCAAAGAGGGTATCGCAGACACGTTTAAAGGCGTTGTAAACAAATTAATAGACGGCATTAACACGATTATAAGCGTACCTTTTAACAAGGTCAATGACATGCTTAATACAATACGGAGCGTGAATGTATTTGGTATGCAGCCTTTTAGTGGTCTGTGGGGCCAAAGTCCCCTTACGGTGCCTAAAATACCTAAGCTTGCAACCGGTACGGTAGTACCTAAAAACTACGGAGAATTTCTTGCAATCCTGGGTGACAATAAACGGGAGCCAGAGGTTACATCTCCTTTATCTACAATAGAAAAAGCCGTTGAAAACGTGCTGAATCGTAGAAGTGGAACCGATAACGGCGAACTTACCCTGCACCTTACTTTTGTTAGGGATGGTAAGAAAGAGTACGAAGAGATAATGAAGATAAATAAAGAACAGGCAACAAGCGGTAACATGTCGTTTGCTCTAAGTGGTTAGGAGGCAGGATATGGCTTTTCAGGGTTATTACGTAAAAAATTTAGACAACAATAAGATATTTCCTACTTCTTTACTAAAATATGGTGGGGATGGATATCATTCTACTCCTGACATGGTGCAGGATAAAAACGCTTATACGGACGGTACGGGACTTACGCACAGAAACCCATTACCACACACGAAATCAAAACTCTTTCTTAATACCGCAGACGAAATTCCGGAAGATGAAAAGCTGACGATTCAAGAAGTGCTGAACGATTCCATATTGATGAATTTGGAATATTGGAACGAAAACGCACATGCTTACAAAACCGGCGTGTTTTACATGACTGATATTGACTGGAAGCATAAAGATGTGGACCCTGTTACATACAAAATCACCTATGCGTCAGTTACTATAACGCTAATTGAGTATTAGGAGGCGATAACTTGTTAAGCATACCCGAAGAACTGAAACAGATTTATAAAAGTGATAGGGTTCCCATTGTACGAAGACTAGCATTAAAAGAATTAACATTGTTTTTCCCTGAATTAGAATTAACAATAGGGACGGACCGCATAGTGGACGATACTTTTGAATTGCAAGAGAATCTATGCTCCACTGACGATATAACATTAGGGGCATGCGAGGGGGCTATAATAAAGCTTACAGTGGCTAACTTAGTGCAGGACTTATCGGGTTATGAATTTGTTTTGACACAGACGATAGACGGAATATACACCATGCCGCTTGGAACATACCGGATAGAATCCTGTAAAAAACAAAATGATTTATGGTTCCGGGAAATAGTGGCTTATAACAGCATGACTAAAACCAATATAGATGTTTCGGACTGGTATAACTCCCTGGTTTGGCCGCAAACAGTTAAAAGTATGCGAGAATCTCTGTTGGCTTATTTGGGTTTGGAATTTGAGGAACAAACCGTTACCAATGATACTGTGACGCTTGAAAAAACGGTAAGCCCGAGCGGGTTGGTTGGCAATGATATCTTAAGTAGATTATGCGAAATTAACGCCGGATTCGGGCATATAACGAGGGAGAATAAGTTTAAGGTGGTTCAATTAAGCGGCCTGGGTTTGTATCCGAGTGAAACGCTTTATCCGGCAGAGGATTTATTTCCGAGTGAATCCGGTGAATATATAACCGCGGGCTATGAATCTACCGAATACGAAGAATATATAGTCGAGCCTATAACTTCCATGACAATAAGAGAAGATGATGAAGACTTTGGAACCACAGCAGGAGTTGAGGGGAATCCATATATTATTGAGGGAAACTACCTCTTATTCGGCAAGGCTAGCACAGAAATGCAAACTATCGCGGACAATATTTTACTGCAGGTAAAGAATAAATTTTACCGTCCCCACAACACGGTTATGATAGGTCTTCCATATATGGAAGTGGGAGACAGCGTTAATATTATGACGGATGGTGATGCTGTAGAATCATTTATTTTTAGACGGACGCTAAAAGGGATACAGAGCCTTACAGATGAAATATCTGCCACCGGAAACAGAAGGAGAAGCCAGCAGGTAGGATTAAATACGCAGATAAAGCAACTCAAGGGTAAAACTCTTGTAATAAAGCAAACCATTGATGAATTATCAAGTACCATGAGAGATGAAGATGAAAATCTACAATCCCAGATAACACAACAGGCCGGGCAGATAGAACTTAGGGTAGAAAAATCCGGGGTAATTGCTGCCATTAACGTAACGTCCGAATCTATAAAAATATCTGCAAGTAAATTAGAATTATCCGGTTATGCAACATTTACATCTTTATCCACACCAGGAGAATCAATAATAGATGGGGCAAACTTTAAAACTGGTACTGTAACAGCAGATACCGTAAGGTCAACGTGGGTATATGCAGGTAATATTAATGCAAACCAGATAACTGCTGGCACTATATCAGGAATCAGTATTATTGGCCCTTCTGCTAATTTTGCGTCCATAACAATACAGGGCACATCTTCAACAACCGAGATATTCGGCGGGTCTGTAACATGTAATACAATAAATGGCGGCACTCCTATAACAACATCCAACAGAACAAATTACACGTATCCACCGTCAAGCCATACACATAATTCAAATACAATTAATCCTGTTCTGACAACTGGTGGAAACGTAGGGCTTGACGGGATTAATGTAGCTTCCGTTAACTGGGTTAATAATAATTTTCAGCCGCTTTCTTCTTCTGATTTTAGATTGAAAAAGAATTTTAAACCATTGTCAGAACTTCCGTTAACATTATTTATGGAACTTAAGGCTAAACAATTTGAATACAAATCAGACGTATTCGGAAAAGGTATAAGGTTTGGCTTTAACGCACAACAAATCGAAAAAGCTTTTCAGAGGCATGGGTATAGCCCGTATGAATACAATCTTATAGAACTCAGACCGGTAAAAAATTATACCCAGGAAGGAATTTATATAAAAGATTATGTACATAGAATAAATTATGAAAATTTCCATGCATGGGAAATCGATATATTGCAAAGAATATGTAAAAAGATAAATTTAAGCTGAATTTAATATGCAGATGTTGCATTATCTGGAAATAGTAGTATAATAATGTCATGGGAGGTATTGAGAAAATGAAAAATTTAATAGCTGTTGTTATTACAATTGCAATATTGGTATTTCCGTGTACTGTAAAAGCCGAAACCCAAACAGTAGTATTAGATGGGGATATAAAACCAGTAAGAGAATTCTATTTAGGGGAATACGCAGAGCATTTGGACTTTGAGGCTAGCGGAAACATTATAGAAACCGAAACAAATGAAATTATACCTTTAAGCGACTGGAAAATATATGCTTACGAATCGGTTAAAGAAAACTATGTGGACGTTATAATAAAATATTTACCGGATATGGATAAAGATATACCAAGGTATGGGGATATTAGTGGCCGCGTTGATGTTGTAACAAAAGACTATAGTCCAAATTTAAAAAGACAGGTACCCAGCACAATCCATACAATTGAAACAGATTTGTCAAAAATATTTAATAAATACGATTTTGTATTTAGAAACAGTGCTGGAAAAATAATTCCGGGAGAGCTGCAGCATGACAACGTGCAGTTAGGGGAAGGTGTCAACCTTGTGAGCTATGAGTTTAAGCCCTATAAAGAATTAATAACAGACTACGGCTATGAAACATATAATATTCATTCAGGAACAATTAAAATAATAATTCGTTAATGTAACACGTGCTTCTAAAGCATCTATCGGGTGATAGGTGCTTTTATTATACCAAAAACGGAGGGTGACATATGGAAAAGGGTGTAAATCTACAAATATTTGAACTAAAAGAGGAAATAGTCAAATCGGTGAATAAATCAGTGTTGCCTATGGAAGTAAAGAGAATGATACTTAGCGATATAACACATCAAGTGTCTGGTGTAGCGGAACAGGTTATACAGAACGAAAAAAAAGCTTTTGAAGAAGGTGAAGCGCATGGATAAAGTCTATAGTCGCATTATATGGCAAAACCAGCCGAGTACTACAACGGCACTAGGGGCGTCCAATCTTAACAAGATGGACGTAGCTCTTAACGAGGTTGATAATCGGGTTGTGGGCTTTGACACTAGTAAGGCAGATGCAAGCGTGGTAAACAATCTTGTACAGTCAATTACATATAACGAATCCAACGGCGTGTTAACCATCACAAAACAAAATGGAACCACTACTAATATAGATACAAAGCTGGAAAAGTTAGCCGTAAATTTTGATTATGATGTAGAAACCCAGCAACTAATAATTACCCTGGATGATGGCACATTGCAATATGTAGACCTATCTGCATTGATAACGGAATATGAATTTGAAGATACCGACATGATAACATTTACTATAGAAGGCGGTATAGTAAAGGCGAACATTGTTAACGGTTCCGTTACGGGTGAGAAATTACAGCCTAATTATTTGGCAGATATTATAGTTCAGGCTAATATCGCAACGGCACAAGCAAGTGCGGCAAAACGCTGGGCTGTCGGCGGTGTGGAATCCGGGGATGATACGGACAATGCGAAATATTATTCTGAACAGGCAGAAAATTATGCTAATATAGCACAGGAATATTCCGATATTGTTTACCCTAATTTATATATTGATATAGAAACAGGGGAACTAAACAGTGTCGGAGGCGAAAATATAACATTTATAATCGATTCTAATGGATTTTTAGTAAGCGAGGTGACTGTATAATGGCAGTATTAGGTAAGGTAACTATAACACCTAAAAGTGTATATAGCCCATCAACAACATATCAAAGGCTGGACCATGTTGTGCATAATAATAGTTCATGGCTAGCCCTACAGGAGACTACAGGCAATACACCGGAAGAAGGAGATTACTGGACTTTATCGGCCCAGGGATTTCAGGCGGCAAGTTGGGGCGATATTACAGATAAGCCAACGACAATAGAAGGGTATGGCATAACAGACGCATATACAAAAACAGAAATAGATAGCTTTAATGATACCTTTGTGGAAAAAGGTTCCCTGGTTATAAATGTAAAAGATTATGGAGCAACCGGCGATGGAATTACGGATGACACTATATATATACAGGATGCAATAACAGATTTATCGGCCGCAGGGGGCGGCACGCTGTATTTTCCTAGTGGTAAATATGTTATTAGCGAGAGGCTCAATATATCATCGCCAATCATGATTATCGGCGATGGCAACGGAGAAGTTACCACAAACACCAATGGAACAATCAACAAAACAACTTCCATTTCGTGGAATGGGTCATCTGATGGCATGATTTATTTTAGCGGTGGAATAGGTAATTATTTATTTGGCGGCGGCATCAAAAACATAGGATTGCATGGAAACAACATTGCCACATATGGGGTAAGAGGTTCAAGCGTCGGATATATGGTTTTTGACAATATCAAGGGGCGTTCATTCGTAGATGATTTTATGCTTATTGATGCAGAGAATAATGTGTTGTCACAATTTAATGTTTTTGATAAAATACATTACGTTTGGGGGACTACATCTGCCACAGAAAATTCTAACGCTGTTAGGTTTACAGGAAATGCAAGTGCCGGAGTGACACAAAATCATATTGTATCTATTACGGGCCTTTTGTGTCATGGAAATTTAATAAGATTTGACTGGGCTGACAATAACATAGTCGAAAAAGCGCATGCATCATTTACCGGGACAGGAAAATGTCTGTATTTTGCAAACGGAACAGGAGGTAACGCGGCAGATAATGTAATTTGGTATTGTGTTGGAGATATACACTCTGAATCAAATACAAAAGGAAATAGAATAGTACATTATATATCTGAGGGTGGAGGTATAACCGTTGATTCAGGGGCACAGCTGCACTATGCGGTAGAAGATTATGTTACAAAGGGTTTATTTAGCACACATAAATATAAAATGACTGACAGATTAGATATACAAACAGGGGCGTTCCAAGTAATAGACGGACCAGCAACAAATGGTATTGTAGCATTACAGTGGGCGTGCTATAATTTGGCGGATTCGGCCAATGCAAGAATTGGAGCAAATATTTCTCCACCATATTATTGGAATAATGGAACATTAAAAACCATGAGAGTATATTTTACTACGGATACAGCTAATACTACTGCAAACTGGGTGGGATTATTCAGGGTTATGCAACGTGGTATAGGTGCAGGATTGCCTACACCACAAAGAGAAATAACGCAAACCATACCTGTAAGCAATGATTATCGGCTGCTGTCCGTTGCTGAAATCCCGCTGGATATGGCTTATACAAGAGATAACTCAATATTCTTATCAATTACAAGATTACCGGCACATGCTAATGATAACGCTTTAGGAGATATTCAAATATTATCAGCACAATTAATTTATCAAAACTCGGGGCCGACTAGTTCGGGAAGTGGAACCTATGCTGTAACAGAACCCGGATATTAATAAATAATCTTTATGTTAATTTCTGCCTATGTGTATTTACAAAGATTGTACAATGTGATATTGTATTTATAAATACAAAAGAACAGGGTGAACATATGCAGGACAAAACAAAAAGAATAGAGTGGATTGACGTATGTAAGGGGCTTGCCATGTTAGCTATTTTTGTTGGGCACAGTCTTCCAAGTAACGTCATAACTATTTTTGTATATCGTTACAATGTACCATTATTCTTTTTCTTATCTGGGCTATTTTTTACAAAAAGAAAAAACCTAACAATTAAAGAATACATAATAAAAAGTGCAAATGGTATATTGGTTCCCTATGCTTTTTTCTGTTCATTAAGCATGGTGTTTTATATAGTTTTTACTTCACGGACATCAGGTTTAAGGGAAATGATAATGCAAGCTATAACAGGAAGCCGAAACAACATTAGCTTTGGCCAACAGTTATGGTTTCTGCCGTGTTTGTTTGTTATCCAAATAGTCTACCATCTGATAAATAAACTAATAAAACGTAAAAAATACGTAGTGGCTGTAGTTGCAGTTATTGCTTTAGTTAGCACGGTAATATTCAATAATCCATATGTAAAAGCTGCCCCCTTTAGCTTTAATTTAGCAACATACTATATAATATTTTATTGTATAGGAGATGTGGCTTATGCTAAACTGGAAAAATTCTCTTTTGAGGGATTAAGGCAAGGCTCAAAAATATTAATATCGCTGTTCAGCTTATTTATAATGGGTAGTACTTTTTTAATTTATTACGTTTATAATTGGATAGATACATTTATTAACGGCATATCAATAAAAATTATTCAGCAATCCATTGTAATCCTGATATCGTTAATTTTAATTACTGCAAATATAATTATATCGTTTGCTTTAAAAAACAACAGATTTTTGTATAATATTGGTAAAAACACAATTATATATTGCGGTTTTGAATCTATAGCCATGATAATAGCCCTTGGAATTCCAAGATTTTTCGGGCTATCCGTTGGGTTAGATGCCACATTGGATAAAGTAATATTTGCAATGTTAAAAATAATATTAATTTATAAAATAGCCGTGCCGTTATATGATAGAGACTTACAGTGGAGCATAGGGAAGCGTGTACAGCAAAACAAGTACACAGAAAATTAAATATAAGTTTATACTAAGAGGCTGCGCATTAGTACGACAGCCTCTTAGTATTTGAAAATAGTGAGAGGTAGCCACATGAATGACGAATTTGTAATAAAGCAGTTGGAAACACACGATAAGAGGCTAAATAACCACGGCGATAGGATTGACACATTAGAAAAAAGCGACGCTGTCACAAACGTAAAACTCGATAACTTGTGCGACAAACTGGATAAGCAAACTAAAAGCATTAACACGTTGGTAGGAACCTTAGTGGCAGCACTGGTGGGGTTCTTTTTTTATGCAGTCCAACAAGGAGTTTTCCATTAAAACTAAAAAAGGAGAAGATAATATGAGTAAACAATGGTTAAAAGCAGCGGGTATAAGGGCTGTAAAAACAGTGGCACAGACGGCAGTAGCCACAATCGGGACCTCCGCAGTACTTGGGGACGTGAACTGGGTAATGGTTGCAAGCGCAGCAGCGTTGTCCGGGATTTTGTCTGTCCTGACTTCTGTTGCCGGTCTGCCGGAAGTACAGGAGGAGTAATTATGGCATACTTAGCGGCGATTGATTCGGGCCATGGAATGGAAACGGCAGGGAAGCGTACCCCTGCCATTCCGGAGGCCTGGTTCGGAAAGAAAAAAGGGGAATCCATCCACGAAAAGGAATTTAATAAACCGGCCGCCGAATATTTAATTGCGGCTTTAAACCGGTGCGGGATTGATACGTTAAATGTCAGTCCCGGTACGGCGGATATACCGCTGAAAGACCGGTATACGGCTGCCAATAATGCAAAGGCTGATTTATTTGTGTCCAAGCATTATAATGCAGCAACCGGCAAATGGGGCGGCGCAAACGGCATAGAAACTATTATCTCTCAGTACGCATCCTCCAAAACTGAGAGGTTGGCAAATTTGGTACAGACTGAGCTTGTCAATGCGCACGGCCGGGTTGACCGAGGAGTGAAGACAGATATTAAGCAGTGCAACATTAACATAGCCGTGCTGCACAACACAAACATGCCGGCCATACTTACGGAATCCGGATTCATGGATAACCTGGCGGAAGCAAAAACCATGCTGGACCCGAATTTTCAGAAGGCGGATGCCGAAGCTACCTGTAAAGGCATATGTATATATTTGGGAGTAACATATAAGGAGGAAATACAGATGCCGACAACAAACATTACAAGAGAATCGTCAGCACAAGACATAAAATGGTTACAAACACAGTTGAATAAAGCGTTGCCGGGATACACTTTTATACCGCTTGCGATAGACGGTATATACGGCAGAAAAACTAGGATTGCATTATTGATATTTGCGGAAAGCAAAGGATGGGACTGGACTAAATATACCGGTTGGACGGTAGGGGCCGGGGCAATAAAGTCACTGGCAAAATTATAATAAAAGACCCGGGCCTTGTTGCCCGGGTAAATATCTCCAAATAAAAATTATTTTTTGTAAATATATTGAAAATAACACCAAATTAAATTATAATGTAGTTACAAAAGATAAAGGGAGATAAAAATATGGAAGAAAAATATTGTAATGCATTATCTGTAAGTGTAAGTTTTTATGATGTTACAACGTCATTTTTTAAGGAAACAGCTGGAAGCGACATAAACAATAGCACAAAAAACACAGAGGAAATTATAAGAATAAGAATGAGTTTACAGTTAGCAAAGGCATATTATAATTTGCTAGGAAAACATTTAAGTGTTTACGAAGAGCAATATGGAAGAATCCCTGAGTTGTCTGATGCTGATATTGAACCTTTAAAATCTATAGGTGTAATAGAATAGAGGTGAAATATGAGTAATATTCAAGAGTCATTACACTTTATGGGAATTGCAAATGATAATATAAGCGGAAAATATTACACAACGTCTTTATCAGAAATGGATAGAATAAATGAAGTTAAGCACTTGGTTGCTACATCTTTAGATAAGGGAGCTGATAGTATGGATGAAAATAAGATATTAGAGATGTACATATCAAAATTTGAAAAAGATAATATAGAACTAAAAAACGATATCCGTGAAACAGAAAAGAAAATGGATGAAAGATTAAATCGCATTGAAGATATTATAACAGCTCAAAATAATAAAATTGATGACAAGTTAGAACGAATAAATGATAAAATAGATTCAAAATTCACTATACTTAACGATAAGGTTGATAAAGTCAAAGATGATATAACCAAAAATTCAAATGAACAAAGAATGTTTTGGATTGGAATTGTTATTAGTTCACTAGTTGGGATAGGCGGTATCGTAGCGACAATAATTGCGGCAATATAAAAAATAGGGTAGGTAATACGCATGTATTATAATTTATAAAACAAAGACCGTTTTTGTTAATTGTGGACGGTCTTTTATTTTTAAATTTTCAAAGTACAATCTATGTAAAAGTGGCGGCGATATCCCACTATGCCGAAGGGTTCCCGTTACCGGCCCTTGAGCCGGTTTCGGCAGCCGCCCAGACTGCCATCATCAGACGGGACTATTCGCTTCTATCAAGTTCGAGTAGGTCAATGTCAACAAGTTCGCCGTTTTCAAAAATATCTTGTGGTATAATTTCTCCTGTTATGCTGTCACAGTATGCAAGCTCCCATCCTTCTGTATTCCCGTATACTCCAATAAATCCATTGTCAAGATGCTTATTCCCTTCTGCATCAAAAAACTCAGCATCTTTGTAACCCATTTCTTCAAAGCTAATAAATTTTTTCTCCATACCTAAATCCTCCATTCTTTAATTATCACATTGCAATCATTTCATTAATCTTACTCAAATTTTCGTGATTATCGTTTTTATTTGAAATCCTTATAGACAACGCATCAGTTAACAAATCAACAAGAATATAATCTGCATCATCCCTATCTGCCGGCACAGTGGCTTTCCCGAATGCATTTGTGTTTTTAACGTAATCCCACACTAATGTAATGTTTCCAAACTCACTACACAAGCTGTTAACAGGCGTAACACCTGTAAAATTATCCAGCAAACTTTTTTCACTTATCTTGATTTCCTTACTGTTAATAGTATAACTTTTTTCAAAACTAAAATATTTAGACATACAATATAATCCTCCGTTTTCTTTTTATTATATTATTATTTTACATTATCTGCAATTACTTCTTTCTGCCCGTAGCCGGTAGCACAGCAGGTAAATTACCATCCAAAATATATCTTAGCTACAGCATATCTGATTTGCTTAAGATTTTCTAAGCAAACTTCGCAGGTTGCGTGGCATTTACAGTATTTATAAATCTCGCTTTGTCTTTCCTTTGGCAATTTCTGAAATTCATCCGAGTAAATTACGCGTTCTTTCAATAATTCTAGATTTGTTAAATCATTCATTTCTATAAGTTCAATCCCTTTTGCTGATAACATAAAAACCTCTTTCTCCCCGTATACCCGATAGGACAGGTAAATCGTTTATGCAGTTATTGATTCTTCTTTTAAAATCATTTCGTGCAGCTCATCAATTTCTTTATCCAGTTCACTGATTCTATGTTGTGCTATTTTACTGTCTGGATATTTCTTAAGTGTGTTTTCATAAACCTCATATCTTAGTCGCATTAGTTCGTTCATTGCCAACCTGTTGATTCTTAAGTTTGTCATAATCTCTATCCCCTTTCATTTATCTGTTCCTTATGATGTTATTATATACTTATATAAGTATATTTGCAATATACATAATAAACAAACTTATATAAGTATATTTGTGCATTGTTTATACTTGTATAAGTATCTTATAAATGATATGATATAGTTAAGGAGGACTTTATATGCAGAAATCGAAAGCAGCTACAAGAGCAAAAAATAAATATAACAGCAAGGTATATGACCAGTGGCTTATTACAGCACCAAAAGGAAAGAAAGAAGAATATAATTTAGCAGCGGAAACAGCCGGATATGAATCTAGAAATAAGTTTATTTTGGATGCGATAGAAGAAAAGATAAGCAGAATAAATAATTGACATATAACATAAAATGAGGCCCCGGTGGTTGGCCGGGGAAACCTCTATTTTAGACATTATAGTTTATATATTACAGGACATGATATTAAATGTACCACTTATATCCGCAATCCTGACAAATACATACAGTCTTTACCTTTGACTTAGTTTTACTATTTGTAATGAGGGGGATAATTATAATTAATCCTAAAGTACATATGGCAAGAAGTATCCAGACACACCAACTAAGGCAGCCACGGTGCTTAGTTTTAGTTGTGACTTCATTTTCTACCTTTACATTTTCGCTTTCACATTTTTTACATTTCATTTTCAATACTTCCTCCCTATGTAATATTTTAACTTTAGTATGAGATATTGTGTCTATTTTGTCAAGTCAAAAAATGCTCCCGCGCTTACTTTGGGGTTGTTATACGCGGGAGCACAGTTACTATAGAATTACCATAGCAAATATATTTTAGCATTAATTAAAACTAAAAACAATGAAACATATTTCCAGAAGTAGAAAAAAATGTATATTACAATTGCTACAATTAAGCTGTGTCTCATATATGTGGACAATGTCCACGTTTTGCCCACGACTGACAAGTGGATATAAATTTTAAAACATGTAATCACGGGCAACCATATGTTTGCGTATCATCTAAAATACAATAAGCACAATGTATCAAGTGGAACCATGTGCATTCAAATGTCAACGTGTATTATGCGTTCAAGGTAGTTATCATGTGGAGACAATTTGTTTCCTTTGCAGATAAATCAACTCTTCCGAGAATTTAAATAAGTCAAATTTGTGAATTTGTCCACCATTTGCCCACCCTGTTTTGTACGAGTGGACAAATTATAAAATAGCTTCTTCAAATATTTGTACTGTATCACTCTTCATTTTCTCAGTGTTAAAAATATATTTATTGAGGGTTGTTACTATATCTTTGTGCCCTAATCGCTCCATAACGTCTTTTGGGTAAGCGCCACCTTCTGCAAGTATTGTGCCATGAGTGTGTCTCAAACAGTGACTGTGAAAAAGACTATTCTTCAATTCATAATGTATTACTCTGGCGCAATACTTGAAGGTTTCCGGTGTCATAAGTTTTCCATTTTCTTTTACACAAATCGGCCTAATTTCTTTATATGGCACGTCTATATCGGCTCTAAATTGAGCTATGGAATTATCCGGCAGAATATAGGTTTTTAAATAGTAATGGCCATACTTGAGCATATTTACTTTGCGCTGTGTTATTTCTTTTTTTAAAATCATTCGAATGGTTTTTCCCATTTTTATGGTGCGATAAGAATCATATTTTGGTGGTCTATAAAACCAAACTTTATTTTCTTTAGTGAGTTGGTGATTCACGCTTATTTCAGATTTTTCCAAGTTAACATCTGACAATAAGTCAAATCCAAAGGTTTCGCCAATTCTTGTCCCAAGATGATATGGAATCATCAATGATAGATAAAAATTAGTGTCTTGACCAAAGCGTTGTGTAATGGCAGCAAAATCATCTTTATTACATATATATTCTGTGTGCTCTTTGGCTCTTATGTTAACTGGGAATTTTCCTGTCTTCACATGGTCACAAGGATTGTGCTTTATGTACTTAAGGGGCTGAATGGCATAATTGAGAGAGCCGGACAGACAGGTAAAAGTATTCTCTACCATGCTTTTTGTATAACCCCTGGTTTTCATGTCATCTACCCATGATTGTATTATGTCCGACGCATCTTCTAGACCACTTAATAGATATTGTCCAAACGCGGGTTTCAGGTGTAGTCTTATTTTGGTTTCATAGTCTGTATAGGTGTTGTAGACATATCCGCTACCTATGTTTTTTCTAATAGCATTTTCTAACCAATAGTCTAAGTAATCTGATACGCTAATTTTTTTCGGTTCAAAAGTCCTTCCAGTGTTATAATATTGGGCAAAGGCTTTTCCTCCTTCAATTTGCGCCTCTTTCATTGTCGCAAATCCCGCTTTGCTTTTTTGCGCTCGCTCTCCCCCAACCGGTGCAATTTCAAACCGGTACTCCCAATTAGGTTCTTTTTTTCTTCCATCCTTATAATACTTATCTTTATTTCTGTTTCTAACATTAACCGATGCCATAAATGATTATCCTCCTTATTTTTGAGTATAAAAAATACACCTAACTATTGTTAAATATTTGTCTAGGTGTTATAATATAGTTGTGCGACGATATTATAACCTATCGTATAAACCGTTCCTGTTTCTAATGGGGGCGGTTTTTTAATTAATACATTTATGGGTTGCTAACTCAATTAAATCAATGTTGTACTTTTCGAAATCGCCATTTTTAATGTGTTTCATCTCGTGCTCATAAGCCTTTAGTTGCTGTTCTGCATTGAGTTTCGTATTAATAACAATTATATAATTATTAATATCCTGCTCATATGTAAAACCCCTAATCCGACATGGCATATCCAAATAAAACAGGTTAATATCCATGCTTGTACCCCTTTCATTAATGGCGCTCTTTCTTAATTCTCTCCACCATTTCCAAAACAAAATCTATATCGCTTGGTTCTAATTTTCGGGATGCGTCAAAGAGAATGCGCAGCTTGTCGTTCACCTTTAGTGCCTGTAACCGTTCTTGGGTTTCATCGTTTAAATAGTAAGCTTGATTAGGCCTTTCCTCCTTTCCCATTAAATATTCTATGGTAACCCCAAAGTAATCTGCTATTTTTTGTAGCTTGTCTTGTTTAGGCGTGCTTCTCCCGGCCTTCCAGTTGCTAAAAGTGGTTTGGGATATGCCGGTTTCTTTCGCTACCCTATACGAAGATAGGTTGTGCTTTTTTAACAACAAATCAAATATTTCATACATTTTTATTATTCACCTTTCACAAATATTAGCATACTTAGCAAAATTAAAGTAAAACCTATTGACTAATTAGCAAACAGGTGGTATAGTGAATATATACTTAACAAATGCCAATTAAAAAATGGTTTTAGTTTTAAAATCAAAAGCTTACATTTTAGATATTAATTACTCGCAAGTTAAAGTATATCACAAAATGAAAGTATACGCAACATTTGATAAGTAGTAAATTATACCTAGAAAGGAGGGTAATCTTGTATAGTATCTACGAAAAAGCGCGAATAGAAAAAGGAATTAGCAATTACAGGGTATCTGTAGATACCGGGGTTCCGCAGTCCAGTTTAAGCAGATGGAAAAAAGGGGTTGCAACACCTAAAGTAGATAAGCTCATAAAAATAGCAAAATATCTCGGTATACCTCTTTCAAAACTAATTGAAAGTAACAGGGGGTGAAGGCTTTGGAAGAAGTATTATACACAGTAAATGAGGTTTCTAAGCTTATCAAAAGTAATACGGATTATGTCTATCAGCTTATAAGAGCAGGGTTGCTTCCGGTGTTAAAGTTGGGGAATTATAAAATAAGGCGAACGACATTAATAGAGTTTTTAGAAAAATACGAAGGGAAAGACCTTACAAACCCATCCGAAATTAAAGATTTAGACTACATAACTAAGAAAGGAGAATGAAAGATGAATAGGACTGAATTATTAAGCGAAGTAGAAAAATTGTTACTTAATTATGTTAGTGAGGTCGCTACTGATAAAAAGAAAGCTTCCGCGGTTGAATTAACAACGATGACGGAAGCTTCACGGATATTAGTTGAAATAGCATTAAGCAAATAGTTATTTTTTTTCGAGCTCGGAAAACTTATTAAAGATAACATCAATGAATTTAGCTATTTCTAGTCCATTGCTTTCGTCTGGATATAAAGATTTTTCTCCACGGCTTGAAAGTATGGCCACAGTAATATCCTTTGTATATTCAAGGGCTTTGGATTCAGACATAAGTATATCTCCTTTCGTAATAATTTCAGTTCCCCAACTGATAGGGAGATTATACCACGAAACAACAAAAAATTCCATAAGGAGGAAAATATTTGAACGAATTAATTAACAAAACAAATCAAACGCCTATTGAAATAGCGTTAGGCATTGATGGAAACGGAATGACTACAGCTAGAAAGCTTTATGACTTTCTGGAACTTAATAACAGCAATTATGCAAAATGGTATCAGAGAAATATATTGGAAAATCAATTTGCTACAGAAAACGAGGACTATATAGTTTTCGTACCAAATGACGAAAACCCGCAAGGTGGCAGACCAACACAGGATTTTAAACTTACTGCATCATTTGCTAAAAAACTTTCTATGACTGCTAAAAATGAAAAAGGCGAACAGGCAAGAAATTACTTTATCCAAGCAGAGAGCAAATTAAAAGAACTGGCCTTGAAATCCTCTGGTGTTTTAAAAAATCTATCTCCGGAACTACAGGCTATATTCGCACATGACAAGAAATTACAGTTTATTGTATCACACATTGAAAAAACGGACAATAAGGTTGATTCAGTAGACCGTGACCTGCAAAGCTTTAAAAAAGATATGCCATTACTTGCGCTTGAATGTGCAAAAATTACAGGAGCAAAAAACCAAAAAGTTGTACCATTGATGGGCGGGAAACATTCCCCGGCATATAAAAACAGAAGCCTAACAAAACGGGTATATAGAGACTTGGAGGCACAACTCAAAAGAGAATTCGGCGTTGATACATACAAAGCCATAAAGCGTAATCAATGTTCCCTGGCGATAGAAATAATAAAAAATTACCAGCTCCCGCTTGCACTGAAAGAAGAAATAGCGGATGTAAACGCACAAATAGCATTTTAAAAATAAGGAGGATATGAAATGAAGGTAACTATTGATATGGAGAATTTGGAAAGTCTAATTAAAACTACTATGGATGAAAACATAGAGTCGGTTATTAAAAATGAAATAAATAAAACTGTTTCAAAGACAATAGAAAATAAATCAAAATCTATCATTGAAAAAATTGTATCGAAAAAAATGACGGAATTCGTAAATGAATACATTGAAACATCCACGATTACCGTAGGTGGAGGATTTTATTCAAATGAAGGGGCGAAAACTTATACCGTTGCCGAATACATAAAGAAAGAGCTTGCTGATTCTCTTAAGAAAGGGAAATTAAAAATCAAAAATAATGATAGATATGGTGACGGATTTAAAGAGGTTACATTTGAAGAATTTGTTAAACAATCATTTGACATTGATGGGGCTATCAAAAAAGAACTTGAAAGTTTCATGAAAAAGACAAAGCAAGATATTAATTCCAAGATTGACAGTACTTTTACTGATGTTACCAAAAACATGCTATCTGAAACTGTGTTAAATGTTCTTATGAAGAATGATACGTTTGCAAAAATCAAAGACAATGTAAAATGTATCGCTGATAAAAGGGATTGATTGTATGGAAAAAATAATGGTTGATTGGGAAAATTGCGATTATTGCAGAACGTCTTATTATGAACATGATACAGGATGTTCTGAATATGAATGTGAGTTAACAGGTTCCGAATGTATGAAAAAGTGTCCGTTGTGTTTTAAGTACAATATTGTAAATGAAAAGGAGGCCCCCATTGAAGAAACTAATTAGTCCCATCCAGGGAGCGATAATAATATCCGGCTACATAGCGGCGATAATGTTTCTGGGCCGATTCGGCAGCCTGGAACTGGATGCAATAACGGTAGAGCAGTTTCTATACGGCCAGGCACTAACATTGATTTATATTGCCTTTATATGGGCGGTATGCAGGGTTTTAGGAAAAATTAAAAATTAAGGAGGAAAAGAAAAAATGAAAGATTATTCAAGATTAGCCGAAATCACGGTAAAGAGCCAAGAGGAATTTAATTTAATCCCTGATGATTTTAAGGGGCGCATCTATGTTGAATTTGGTGTATACGGAAACAGGGCAATTGTAAACAGGAGATTTTATCGTTCCGTGGTAGCTTGGGAAAACAGTTCCGTGGAAGCTCGGGAAAACAGTTCCGTGGAAGCTCGGGAAAACAGTTCCGTGGTAGCTTGGGGAAACAGTTCCGTGGAAGCTGGGGGAAACAGTTCCGTGGTAGC